ACTATTACCTAAAGAACTAGCACCCGTAAAACGCGGTATGTAACCAGAAGTACCAGTACCGGCAAAAGCACCACTGTAACCGGATGTACCGCTATAACCGGAAACCCCGGTAGCACCGCTATATCCGGAAACTCCTAATGCGCTGTAAATAGGTTCGAAGGCCATGAGTAAGTCAAATACTTACTATCTCCATCATGTTGCTTCAACGTATTAGAACACAATTATTACCATAATAGTAATAGCTTTATATCTTTAAGAACCGTTGTAAGTATGTATCATGCCTAAAGCTGTAAAAGAAACGTTCTACCTCGGTAATAAAAACTTACCGGTACCGGAAACTAATTTCCAGTGGTCGCCAGAAATGATCGAAGATCTCGAGCGGGCACGTAAGTCTATATTACATTTTTCTCGTTTCTTTTATATTGTTAATCTTGACGAAGGTAAGCAACCTATTAAGCTTTACAACTATCAAAAGCGTATATTAAAAGCACTTGTCGATCATAGATTTAATGTGGTACTTGCTTCTAGACAAATTGGTAAAACGACGATCTTAACTATATTCGCTCTGTGGATGATTTGCTTTACAGATGACTATAGAGTTCTCCTTATTGCCAATAAAGAAAATACTGCTATTAACATTTTTAAACGTATTAGATTAGCATACGAAATGCTACCTAACTATATGAAGCCAGGTGTAGTTAACTATGCCAAGACCGGATTAGAATTAGCTAATGGTTCCTCAATTGGTATTAGTACTACGACTTCTGATGCAGCCAGAGGGGAATCTATTAACTGCCTACTCATTGACGAAGCTGCTTTTATTCCTTCGGAGTTTATGGATGACTTTTGGGAATCAGTATTCCCGGTTATTTCCTCATCTAAAAAGTCTAAGATCTTTATGTTGTCTACTCCTAATGGGGTAGGTAATCTCTTTTATAACATATACACAGAAGCTGTAGCTGGTTCTAATGGCTGGAATCATGAACGAGTAGACTGGATTGAAGTTCCTGGCAGAGATGAAAAATGGAGAGATATGACCGCTAAAGCTCTAGGCTCTATTGAAGCCTTTGAACAAGAGTATGGTAATCAATTCCGTTCAGCCGGGGAAGGTACATTCGGTAAAGAAGAATTAGATGCTTTAGAAGCCCTTGTAACCGAGCCTATACTTGAAGACGATGAAGGTAATTATCGTATATATAAGGATAGAAAAGACTATCACTTCTATACAATTGGGGTAGACGTTGGAGAAGGTATCGGTAGATCTAACTCTGTTATTCAAATAGTAGACATTACGGATTTAACCAACATAGAACAGGTAGCTGTATATGCTAATAACAAATTAGACCCGCACAATTTCGCCGGGAAGCTTTTGGAAATTGCCCGGGAGTGGGGTTCACCTCCTTTATTAGTAGAACGTAATAATTGCGGCGCACAAGTAATTGATGCTTTAATTCATACCCACCATTATGAAAGCATTATAAAATATACCCCAAGTATGGGCACGTTTACTGAAAAAATAGAAAAAGATAACCGCTTGGGGGTTTATTCTCATACCAATAGTAAGTTTAACTCTATGTCTAACTTTAGATATTGGATGAATGTGTTAAGATGTGTTAAGCTATATGATAAACACACCCTACAAGAATTTAAAACATATATTAGACATGCTAACGGGGTATGGAAAAAACAATCCGATAAGTATTTTGATGATAGAGTAGATGCTTTAATTTGGGCAATATTTGCTCTTGATAGTAAAGTTGTAGAGCAATTTTATGAAGTAGTCGAAAAGGACGGTAACGGTAAGCCTTTAAAAGTAATGCCGTTTGGGTTTGATCCATCTGGAGATATTAGTTTACCCAAACTAGAGCAGATATATAATAAGCTTAACAATAAAAAAAATAAAAACGAAATATATAACCGTACCCCGGCCTTTATTGGCTCTAGAAACGGCAATGGTACTGGTAATAGTGAAATAGATGAGCTTATGGCAGATGGGTGGAAGCCCCTTAGAGGTTCGGCAGGTACCGGGTACGGTAACGAAATGATGTTTTAAAACAATAAAAAACCCGCCAATTAAGGCGGGTTGAATTTTTTTAACTCAAAAGACTTCTTAGTCGAAGATCTTCTTACCGGTAGATGCTACAGTACCTGAACCAACTTTGTTGTTCTTACCTTGAAGAGAGGCATGGTTGCCTTTTTCTTCTTTTGGTTCTGGTTCGTTTCTGATCTTACCTTTGTCAGCAGTACCACCAGATTTCTTGATGTCGCCAGCGGTCTTGATCTTGTTACCGTCTTTGCCCATTTCAGTCTTTACGCCTGAACCATGTAGCGCATGACCGCGGTCTTCTGCTTCTACATCTTCTGCCATAACGTCTTCTGGACCAGCTTCTACTTCAGCTTCGCCTTCATCGCCTTGTTCATCATCCCCGCATGCGGCTTTTAAAAGGTCGCATAGTTGCATGGCCATTTCTTTTGGAAGGGTAAGTGTTACGTCATTAGATTCTTCTGTAGAACCTTCTGAGTCAGCAGCATCATCAGTTGCTGCTGGAACACCCATATCAGCTTCTGGCGCGCCCATGTCAGCTTCAGAAGACATATTGTCGTCGGCTTCGGTGAAAGGCACACGCTTTAGAGCTGCCTCGTATAGTTGGTCGAATTTTGGTTTTGACATATTAAACTTTGGTTTGTAATTATATTTATGCTCTTCAGCGACGATTTTCTCTACTTTTTCTTTTGAAGTGGTGTTTTTAGCAGCATCATGGCTGGTCTCTCCTTCTTCATTCGTATCTTCGTCATCATTGTTAACGACATCTTCCATCTCTTTTTTATCTGAGCCTGGATCTGCTTTGTCGTCAACCTTCTTAAAATTTTCTGCGGCTTCTGGGCCAGTCTTTTTAGCAAACTTTACTTCATCCCCTTTTGCGCCAGGACCACCGCCAAGTGGGCTGCCTGCTTTTACCGGGACATATTGAGTAGCATCAGTTAGCAAAATATCTGCTTGTTTAGCCTCGCTTGGGATAGCAGGCTCATTTTTGTTAGATTCGGCAATATTGCCGTATATACTACCAAGGTCTGAAAGAGAATGAAGCTTCATTTACAATATTATTTAGTATATCTGGCTTATTTTCTACGGTTTATAGTAAATAATTTTATGGCGTCGCCGTATATATCTAAATATTGTATTGATACTGGTGTTTATGTTGCACCTGGAACTGTGGGGCCAACAGTAAGTGGTGGCTACGAATGTGTGGTAGGGCCTATAAGAGTGTTGGATGCAAATTATACAGCCGGGGAAAGAGAACTATTTAAATCGTGGTGGCAAGAACAGATCAATATGTATGGTCAAAAGATTAACTATTATATAAATGGTTATAATCTTTCTGCTCATGATTACTTTTATGGAGAGCAGCCTCTAGTAAGATACGCTTCCCCTATCCCGATGGTAATGGCAATTACCTTAAGTAATGATAACGTAGTATTACAAAAATTCGGATTAGAAGGACAAGCCGATCTCACTGCATTAATATCTATATCAACATTTTATACTACTATCACTGCAGTAAGCGGTATACTATCAGCTGCTAATTACGAACCTAAATCCGGAGATCTGATTGAGTTATCAGAGTACGGCTCATTACGTCCAGGTGGAAGAAGTGGAAGAGTGTTTGAAATAACCGAACGGGTTGATGAAATGGGGGGTGAAAATAATCAAATACTCGGGCATTATGTGTGGATGATGAAAGCTCGTCGCTTTGACTTTAACTACGAATTGGGTGCTCCGAGAGAAAAGCTTATGGATCAAGTATATGATAACAAAGCTGATGGTGCTCAAAACAGCTTACCTAAGATTCTTGAAACCAAGACATATACCCAATTTGTTGATAAAGATTCTAAAGAAGTGTTTAATTATAAGGAAAACGAAGAGTCTAACAATAGTGTGTATGGAGATTACGATGATAACAATGTACTTGTAAACTTAATAGGTATAACAAATCAAAGCGGCAATACAACCGGTGCCCTTGGGGCATCTGCTACTAATACATTCTTAGTTGCAAAGAGCCCTAATAATTAATATAGCGGTCAGTAAGTATTTCACTCATGTCCGCCGACTTTCCCGATTTAATCTTTCCACACGAGCTACCGTACATAACTAGTTTATCGGGTGGTGACTTAATATATCTGGAAAGACCAAACAGCGACGGCACATATACTTCCTATGCAACTTCCCTATCGGCTTTAATTACCGGTGGTAATGGTACATCAGGTTATTCTGGTCAATCAGGTGCATCTGGTTATAGTGGCTACTCCGGTCAAGCTGGTACCTCGGGGTATTCTGGGGTAGCTGGTGCTTCGGGTTATTCTGGGGTAGCTGGTCAAGCTGGTACCTCGGGGTATTCTGGCGTTGCTGGTGCCTCTGGTTATTCTGGTGGTACTGGTGCTGACGGCGCTTCCGGTTATAGTGGGGAAGCTGGGGCTTCTGGTTATTCTGGTGGCACTGGTGCAGATGGGGCCTCTGGTTACTCTGGACAAGCCGGCGCTTCTGGTTATTCTGGTGCGCAATTTACATACTCTAGCGATTTAGTAGTATCTCTTTCAAACGGTAAGACATTCGGTCGCTTTGTAAATGGAGATGTTATACCTGCTACTGGCAAGACACCTGCTGAAGTAATTCAGATGGCAATTGCTGAAGCATTAGCACCAACAGTGTCATTAACATCTTCTACAACTGTAGCGTTTAATCAAACCGCTATTAGTAATGTTCTCAACTTTAGTTACACTATTAACTCTTACGGTGCTTCGGTCTCTACAGCTGTGCTTGAGTGGAGAAGAAATAACACAGGTACTTGGACAACATTAACAAATGTAACAAGTGCTACTACCTATACTCACACTATAACTGATACTGATTACAACACCCAGCCGTTTAATTACCGCTATACTGTTGTAGATACTTCTAACGGTACTGCAAATGCAACCAAAGATATTACCCCTGCAAATTACGTAGCACCTTCTGTATCGTTGACTGTTGCTGGTACTTCAATTGCAACTCCAGAGTCTAACTCTACTAGAGAGCGTGGTAATGTAAGTTCTAATATAAGCGGTTCGGTAAGTCGTAATAGTGCAAATGTTGCACTTACAAGCTATCAATTACAATATCAATCTAATGGTGGTAGTTGGGTTGATATCGGAACAGCTGTTTCAATTGGGCCAGGTACAACCTCAATTACTCCAATTACCCACAACGAGTCTTCATTAAAGACTTCTTCTACTATTGGCTACCGGGTCAAGGTAATAGATGTATATCAAACTTATTTAAGTTCCCAAGTATACTCAAGTACTTCCACAATAACCTTCTATTACGCTCTATTCTACGGCTCTTCTGCTACCGCTCCGACTGATTCTACTGCAGTAAGAGCGTTACCAAATAAACAGTTTACAACATATAGTAACCCGTTTACTCTAAACACCGGCACTACAGATACTAACTTTACCGTGGCAATACCGGCAACCTTATCCCTTTCGAGTGTAATCGACCTTGACGCATTAAATATAGATATCACTTCAAGCTATATACTTTCAACCTTTAACGTCGACGATGGTGGAGGGACTGCTATTTCGTATAAAGTATATACTTTAACAACCGGAGTACCATATTCTCCATCTCATAGACATCAAGTAACACGCGCATAATAACATGTCCTTAACACCTGGCTTACAAATTCCTTTTGGTATACAACCCGTCAATCCGGTACCGGTTGATGCATGGTCTGGTCCATATTCCGGTGCAACTGAAGTAGCTGCACTATCCGCAGCAAATGCTTCAATACCCTCCGGTATTAGATTTCAGTCTTTAGAAGTTCGGCTTATTATTGCCGGGGTGGCACACAAGTACTGGTACCGTGATGGCATTACAGATATAAGCTTAGTTGAGTTTGCTTCTGGGGGTGGAGGTAGCGGGGTATCAGGTTACTCTGGTTATTCAGGACGGGCAGGTACAGATGCCCCGCTAATACAAACCATTACATATAATAATGCGTTTGTTGCAGGACAGGCAATTTATAAAACATCGGGTGGTTACGCCCTTGCCCGAGCTGACGCTGTTGAAACTGCTGAAGTAATAGGTGTAGTTCAAAGTGCAACCCCAACAGAATTTGTCTTAGTCATTAACGGTTTTATTTCCGGTCTTACTGGTATTGTTGATGCAAGCTACTATTATCTTTCTGATACAGTAGCCGGCGGACTTACCACTACAGCACCGGAAGCAGATGGATCGGTTATTAAGCCTATACTTATTGGTACTGGTACAACTACCGGGGTCGTAGTAGAGTACCCTGGGGTAGTAATTGGTAGTACTAATAACGGTGCAAGCGGTCACTTAGGGCTATGGACTGGTAACCATTCTTTAGGTAACAGTATAGTAAGAGAAGAAAATGGCACTATTACTATACCTGGTATTCTTAATATTACCGGTTCGTATCAGTTAAGTGGGGCACCATTTACTATGGGTACTAGTGGTTATTCCGGCTTTAGCGGTATGTCCGGTTGGTCTGGTTTTAGTGGTAGATCTGGCTACTCTGGTGTTAGTGGGTTTTCTGGTTTAGGCCTTTCTGGCTATAGCGGCATTTCTGGTTACTCCGGTATTAGCGGTAATAGCGGGGAAGTAGGTCTTAGTGGGTACTCTGGTATTAGCGGTTATTCTGGTTTAGGTCTTTCAGGTTACTCTGGTTATTCTGGTATTAGCGGTTATTCTGGTTTAGGTCTTTCAGGTTACTCTGGTATATCAGGCTATATCGGTATCTCTGGCCACTCGGGTATTTCTGGTTATAGTGGCGATAGTACTTCTGGTTACTCCGGTTATAGTGGAGTCGACGGCGCAGGGGTTATAGCAAGTTTTGCACGGGGCTCTCGTAACATAACTCAAACATTAGGCTTAAGCGCCGGCGGCGTAATTTATTTTAACCAAATTGATACAAGCTACGGCTCTGATATTAGTTTAAATAATTCTAACGGGGTTATTACTTTAGCTCCTGACAAGACATATAGATTGACCGCTGCAGTACCAACCTGGAATGGTAGTACTGCAAGACCCGCTTTTGGTTGGTATAATAATACCACAAATACATTTGTAGGTAGCATACAGGCTAGTTACAATTCTCAGGACGGGGCCGGTAATAGTGCAACTGGGAGTATAGCTGAGTATGTCTTCACCCCAAGTATTACAACAGATGTTACTTTCCGCTTTGCGTCAATAAACTCTGGCACAGTCGTACAAATAGGTGGTAATTCAGATTTTGCGGCTATCGGTTCTTATCCTTGGTTTGATATTGAAGTAATAGCAGGTCAAGCCCCTTCAATGTCAGGTTACTCAGGTTACTCAGGGGGGAACTATCTTAATACTACAGGTTCCTGGACTTTATCAGCAGGTGCTAATACAGTAAGTATTACTGTTCCAATAGATAATTCTTATACAATGTGGGTCAATGGCAACATTCCAAACGGCATTTGCGTGTGGAACGCTACAGTAACTGTCACAAATTCTAACGTGCCAGTAATTGGTCAGCAGTTTGCTTGGTATTACGTTGGTGGTAATATGTTAGTTCTTACATCTATACCTGCTCAAATTATCGGTACAGCTGGTGCTATTAGTACTGCTTCTCCATCAGTTGGTACAACCACTAATGTGTTTACATTTGGTATTACTAATAATAGTGGCTCTTCCCAAGTAGTTGATTGGGGTTACATTACGCTTTAAAATAATACACTAATAAACCGTAACAAGTTACTTTAAGTAAATATTAATTATTTTTTCGTATATTTTTTTTAAAAAACAATATAAAAATTGGGACTAATTGCCATAAGTAAATTGCAACCACTAAAAAATTATGGCATTCTTTAACGTATACAACCCAATTGGCGTATCAGGTTATTCTGGCTTCTCAGGTATCTCCGGTTTTTCCGGCGTAGGTACCAGCGGCTATTCCGGAGATCCCGGTATATCAGGTTATTCTGGTATAAGCGGCTACTCAGGTATCTCCGGACATTCAGGCATTTCCGGTTATTCCGGTTACTCTGGCCAATCTGGTTTTAGCGGCTACTCCGGTGTTTCCGGTTGGTCTGGCTATTCCGGTATTAGTGGCTACTCTGGTATCTCTGGTTACTCTGGTTGGTCTGGTATTTCAGGCTACTCTGGTATCAGCGGCTTCAGCGGTATTTCAGGCTTTAGTGGTATTAGTGGGTTTTCAGGCTGGTCTGGTATTAGTGGTTATTCCGGTTGGTCAGGTATTTCTGGCTACTCTGGTTGGTCTGGTATTTCTGGTTATTCTGGCATAAGCGGTTTTAGTGGTATTTCT